TGCTTTGAGTAATGACCAAAAACTTAAGATTGTTGAGACTTTTGATAGAGCTCAAACAACTCGTGAGATTAAATTGGTTTATTCTACTCTTGCAGAATCTTTTACTGGTGAGAAAACTGTAAAGAAAGATGTTGTCAAGGAATTTGCTAGTAAGAAGTCTGGCGGAACAGCACCAAAAACTAAGATTATCTCGGAAGAGAATCAAGTAGCTGACCGTTTCAGAAAACTTGCTGGTATACTATAATCTAAAACCGCTTAATTCGGAGAATTAAAATGAGCGAATATATAAACGAATCTCTTCTTGATGCTTCCCCTATAAGGAAACAAAAAGACGAGAGCGCAAAACTCGTTACTAAGTGGCAAAAATCTGGACTTTTAGAAGGAATGGAAAACGATTGGGAGAAATCTGGTATGGCTGTATTGCTAGAAAACCAGGCTCGTCAGTTAATTTCTGAGAACTCTAAAACTTCTCCTAACGCCGGTGGTGGTGTTGGTGATGAAGAATGGTCAGGTGTTGCCCTTCCATTAGTAAGACGAGTATTTGGTAACATTGTTGCACAGGAATTAGTTTCTGTTCAGCCAATGAACCTTCCTTCTGGACTAGTTTTCTATCTTGATTTCAAGTATGGAAAAACAGAAGGTAAATTTACATCTGGTAATTCCATTCATGGAAAAACTGGACCTAATACCCCATCTGGATCATCTGCACCTTTTGGTGAAGATGGACTTTATGGTGTTGGTAGATATGGATATTCACAAAACGTAAGTTCTGAAGCTGCTATTGCAACTGTTTCTGCTGCACAAGCTAGTTTCAAGGACATTGATTTTAACTCAGAAGATTCTGCTTCTATTAGTAATAGTGGACTTGTCAAAGTCGCATTTGCAGCTAGTGGACTTACGAATCCTGATTTGAAAGCCGTTAGGTCTTTTGATATCACATTGAACAACACTTCTGGATCGGTATTGCCTCAATACACCAAAGTTAATGGTGCTAATATTGAAGTAATTGTCGATATAGAAAGAAAAGGAGCTGAATCATTAATTGGTAATGCTTCTGGTTCATTAACAGTTGACTATGTTGTAGAAAACACTGCTGGTAACAGAGGTGATTTTGAAGACAGAGCTGGTAATGCTACTGCTGATACTCTAAGTATACCTGAAGTTAACCTAGAGATGAGATCTCTACCAATTGTTGCTAAGACTCGTAAGTTAAAAGCTGTTTGGTCACCTGAGCTTGCTCAAGACTTAAACGCTTATCATTCTGTCGATGCTGAAGCTGAATTAACATCTATGTTAAGTGATTACATTGCGATGGAAATCGATTTGGAAATCCTTGATATGTTAATTAGTGATGCTCAGACTGAAGATTACTGGTCAGCTTCTGTAGGTAAGACATATGATTCTGCTACAACTGCTTTTGTTTCCGAGACTTTCTATGGAACAAAATTCGAGTGGTATCAAACTCTTGTCGCTAAGATTCAAAAAGTATCAAATGAAATTCATCGTTTGACACTTCGTGGTGGTGCTAACTTTGTAGTTGTTGCTCCAAAAGTTGCTACTATCCTTGAATCACTTCCTGGCTATGTTAGTCAGCCTGGTGATGGTGGAAATGATCAATTCAGCATGGGTATCTCTAAGATAGGTCAAGCTGCTGGTCGTTACACCGTTTATAAGAACCCTTACATGACTGAAAATTCAATCTTGGTTGGATTTAGAGGTAGTAACTTCTTAGAAACTGGTGCTGTATATAGTCCTTACGTTCCGTTGATTACAACTCCATTGGTATATGATCCTAGTGATTTTACACCAAGAAAAGGTGTTATGACACGATACGCTAAGAAGATGATTAGACCAGAGTTCTATGGTATTATCCATTGCTCTGCTTTGGATACTATTTAATAGTTAACCAAATCATAAACCTAGTACAAATGAAAGGGGAAGACTTCGGTTTTCCCCTTTTGTTTTTAGAAATGTTATATTTATAGATAGGAGAATTACATTATGCCAAAATTAGATTATGCCTATTCAAATCCAAGTTCTTTTGCGATTGGTCAAACACCATATGGGACTTATGATGCTGATTCCACTTTTCAAGATGATATTGTTTCAGTCACTAAGTGGTGTGCTCAAAGACTTGGTTTTCCTGTTTTACAACTAGAAATACCAAGTGGTTCTATCTATGCTTGTTTTGAAGAATCTGTAAACGAATACTCACAACACATCAACAACTATAACATTAAGAATTGGATGTGGGAACAATATGGAGAAAAGAACAGAATATCCGGTTCTTTAAGTACTGGTTCTGCTAATCCTGTAACTCCATCATTGGGGGCATCTATTGGATTATCTGATAAATATGGTCAAGTTGTTGGTATGAGTGAAAATCATGACCTAAAAAAAGGATATATAACTTTATCTGGTTCACAGCAAGATTATGATTTACAAAGTGTTTGGGCTGATGATAATGAAAGTGGTAAAAGAATAGAAGTTCAAAGAGTATTTAATCACATGCCAGCTGCTGTATCAAGGTTTTACGATCCTTATGCTGGTTCATTTGACCAAAGACAACTTCTAGATGCTTTTGGGTTTGGTAATGTTTCCCCAGCAATATCATTTGTACTAAAACCAATCTCTTATGATTTGGCTAGAGCAAATGCTATTGAAACATCGGATTTGATAAGAAAGAGTGCTTACTCTTTTGAGATACATAATAATAACTTAAGGATATTTCCTGAACCTTTAGATGGAGACGCTGGTGAAAAGATATGGTTTGAATATTATGTCAAAGACGATATTAGGAACTCAGACAACGCTAATGCTAGTTTACAAGGTGGTGTATCAGATCCTTCTAATGTTCCGTACAAATTTATTACTTATGGTTCTATTAATCAACCAGGTCGTCAATGGATTAGAAAGTATACTTACGCTCTTGCTAAAGAGTTATTGGGTATTATTAGAAGTAAGTATAGCTCTATGCCAATACCTGATGGTGAAGTTACATTGGATGGTGAAGCTTTAAAAACAGAGGGTAGAGAAGAAAAACAACAATTATTAGAGGAGTTGAAAGAGTTCTTAGAATCAGTATCTTTGACAGAAAAATTAAAAGCAGAAGCTGAAGAAGCCAATGCTCAACAAGAGGTGTTAGCAAAAGCACCATTAAACATATTCATAGGATAATAGATGTCTGCTACTAGACCATTTTTTATTTCCCAAAAAGAAATTGACTTAGTTGACCATATGAACGAAGAACTTATCGATGAGATAGTCGGTCAGTCTGTGGATATTTATAAGGTAGCACCTGAACATACAAACGAAAACATATATGGAGAAAGTACGACAAAGTATTTTAATGTAGGGTTTAGGGTAAATTGTCTCATACGATATAATGCTCCTGAAGTAGAACAATTTCAAGAAGCAGGTGCAGATACAAACTCTACAATAGATTTAATGTTTCAGAGAAATAACTTGGCTAGTGGTTCACTAAACTTTTTTCCTGAAGCCGGTGATATATGTGATTGGAACGATTGGTATTGGGAAATTAACGGAGTAACCGAACCACAACTTATTGGTGGACATCCTGGATTTAATCATGCTATAAAAGCATCAGCACATCGTAGTAGATTATCATCTATTAATATAGAAGAAAGACCGAGATAATGTCTGTTCAATTACTAGATAAAAAACTCGTTATGAAACCTAAAAGGTCTGCTACAATAAAAGTGCAGAAAGAGGTTGACTTTGTAAAAAATTATGATAGTGATAGTGAAAATTTGTACGGAGAACCAAAAGTTGATAGGTTTGATGAGATAATAGATTTACTGAAACAAGGTAATACTTATGGAGAGTCGGAAAATATAACTTTAGGAGCAGTTGATGTTCCTATTGAGAAACAAATATCAATAGATAAAGTTTCAACCAGAGGATTAAAGTCTGAAGAGTACGTTAATACATCAGAGAGTAAGTTAGATAAACTAAGGAAATTACGCCGTGGCAATTAAACCAATAACAAATGATAATGCTGGATACGAGTCAAATGTAAATCGTGAGTCTCAAACAAGCATTAGAAGTGAGAAGGGAAATCCTAAAGTAGTAATTAAAAAACCAGGTGGTCAAAACGCTGGTAAGGGATTCTCTATCGGTTTAAAGGAGATAGATACTGCTGTTATCAAACATATTCGAAATATTATGAAACCAAAGGTAAAGGAACAAAATGAGATAATTTCTGTTCCTGTTCTTTATGGTAACGAAGAAAGATGGAAGTCTATAAAAAATAGAGGGACATTAAGAGATAAAAATGGTTCTATTATACTACCAATGATTGTAATAAAGAGAACATCACTTGGTATGAATCCAGATATGCCACTTTCATTTGATAATGATGTAAAGGGAAAATACATATCAGTTGTTCGTTCAAGTAGTGGTTGGAGTAAGAGTAATAGATATGATAGGTTTGCTGTTTTAACAGGTCAACAACCTGTACAAGAGTTTGTTAAGACGGGTATGCCAGACTTTGTAACTTGTAGTTATAGTGTGGTCATGATGACATCTTTTATAGAACAGATGAATGACTTAAATAATCTTTGGGTAGAACATTTAGAAACTTATTTTGGTGACCAAACATCTTATCGTTTTCTTTCATCACTTGATGGTGATATATCAAATGAAGTAGAGATGGAATCACAAGGTGAGAGAATGATACGAAACGAATTGAGTTTAACAATCAAGGGGTATATGATACCTGAGTTTACTGATAATGTATTTGGTAAAACTGCTGAATTGGGTAGAGCTTATAAACCAAAAAAAGTCTCGTTTTCCGAAAAACTTTTATAATTATATATGTATATAATTGTTATAACAAACTAAACAGAGGTTATTATGTCAGAAGTAAAATTCACAGATAGTGAACTTAAATCAATTCAAGAA